GCGCGGGACTACCGTTCCCCTTGTCAGCTCAATGCAGCGCCTCAGAGATGCCGTAGATCGCTTAATTGCGGCACGCTTAGAGTCCATTGACAAGATCGGACAGCCATGATTCAGCCCGTAAGAATCATCGGTGTCGATGTCGGTGCGCTCGGTGCGTTTGCCCTGTACGTTGACGGCAAGCTGGACCGAGTTGTAGACATGCCTATCGTGGAGGTCGTTCGCGGTGGCAAGGCAAAGCGTCAAGTATCAGCGCAAGGCGTTGCAGCCGTCATCAAGGAGCTTGCACCTACGCACGCATTCGTTGAGAAGGTCGGTGCAATGCCAGGTCAGGGCGTGTCATCAATGTTCGCGTTTGGTCGTGCAGCAGGAATCATCGAGGGTGCGCTGTCTGCTTTATCTGTTCCAGTCACTTACATCACCCCACAAATGTGGATGAAGTCAACAGGCTGCGGGAAAGGCAAGGATGCAATCAGGCATCGCTGCATGGAGTTGCACCCTGATGACCAGCACCTCTTTGCTCGCGTCAAAGATTCTGGTCGTGCTGACTCTGTAATGATTGCACTTTATGGGACGAAACTGAATTGACACTCGCACGCTTACCAAGAAAATGCAATGTCTTTGAGGCGAAGTATTCAGCCAAGCAAATGCGCGAGTACGCCTTGAAGTGCATGAACGAATCACAACAACAGGAGAAGGACTTGGACACGAAAGAAGAAGAGCGAGAGGTGCTGAGGCAGCACATCGTCTGGCTTACGCAAGAACTAGAACGCACCAGAAACTCTTTGCGTGAACGCAATCAGTTGTTTCGTGAGCTGCTTAACCCTGACTCTTTAGGTTGGGGCGTTAACGCAGAGATCAGATCACGCATCTACAACTTATTTTCAGCAGAGCTTGAACAGGAGAGAGCATCATGGAACACAAAATAACTGCGCTCATTGACTTGAAGATTCAATCACTACGTCACGCATTGTTTCGTCACTACGCAATCGAGACAGAGAACTACACAAACGCGATGTACTACCAGTTGCTTTTTCTTGATGCGGCAACGAGCTACTTAGACATTAAAAAGAACTTGAATCGTTATGAATATAACGAATTCATTTACGCAATCAACTGCATTGATTACACAAACCTAGACTATCGTTAAGAAAGAAACTCAAATGATAAAACTCAGACCATCAGCAGCATCACGCTGGATTAACTGCCCTGCATCAGTACAGCTTTGCAAAGGCATTCCCTACGAGCCAGCAGGTGAAGCCGCTCAGATCGGCACAGCTATTCACGCAGTTGCAGAAACATGCTTCCTCACAGGCACATCACCAGATGAGTTCATTGGCAAGACAGTTGAAGGCATCAAGATCACAGAAGAAAACGCACGCTTTGCATCTGCTCACGTTGACCACATCAGGGACCTAGAACTCTCTTTAGGCACGCTCAAGGTTGAGCAATACGTCACAGCCTACAAGGGCAGAGAGGTCGAGCTTGGCGGTACTGCTGACGTCATTGCGTACTCGCATGACAAGGACACGCTGGTCGTTGCAGACTTGAAGACTGGCAGAGGCTTTGTTGACGCTGACTCCGACCAGATGAAGATATACGCAATCGGTGCAATGTCGCAGCTCAAGACTGAGTTCACCAACATCGAGCTGCGAATCATTCAGCCGCATCACGGTGAACCACGCACGCACAAGATGACCTTTAAGGAACTCAACGAGTGGTCAGCCTTATTCCTCACTCCAGCAATACAAGCAATCGTTAAGCAAACAACAACACCCACACCGTCAGAGAAAGCCTGTCAATGGTGTCCAGCTAAAGCAACCTGTCCTGCCCATGTCGAGAACTTCAACGAGACAGCACGACAGGACAAGGAACGTTTGCACGACATGACAGACGATGAGATAGCAATCATGCTCTCAAAGATTGATGCAGTCGAGGAATACATCAAAGCCTTACGCGCACACGCCACGAAAAAGATCGAGGACGGTGCAGTCATCAAGGGCTGGCAGATGCAACCCAAACGCGCAACGCGCAAGTGGTCGGACGAAGCAGCAGCAGCAGACTTCCTAAAGTCCCACGGTATTAGTAAAGATTTGATCTACATAACGTCAATCATTAGTCCTGCTGAGGCATCCAAACTGTTGTCTAAAGAAGACAGAGTGTTGCTGGATGACGTCACAAAGAAAGAAAGCTCTGGACTCACACTTGCTCGCGCAGTTGGTCTTGGTCAATAATCTCCTCCCGTCACACTTCGTGACATTCTTAAACTCGAAAGGCTCAAATGCTTAATCTCTCATCCTCTGGCGGTTCAGGTAATTACATCCGCTTCATGCCATCTGCAAACGCATGGCTCAACAACGCAAAAGAAGAAATCCAACTCAAGAAGGTCGTGTTTGACATTGACAATGTGCAAACAGGTTGGCTGCACCTCGGAGAAGGTGTGCGTGATTGGCAACCAGATGCAGGACTCGGCAAGAAAGGTCCTCAGCCTTCACCCGACCACAAACGTGGGTTCATGGTGAAGTTCTACAACAAGGAACTCGGAACCGTGGAATGGTCTTCTAACGGCACAGGTCCTAACATGGGTCTAGAAGCCCTCTACAACGCAGCAGCAGCGCAGCGTGAAGCCAATGCAGGTAAGTTGCCTGTGATCGAGTACACAGGCTCTAAGTTGGAGAAGATTGGCAAAGGCTCAACACGCATCCCTAACTTCAATGTGGTGTCGTGGGTGGAGCGTCCCGCTGGCATGGATGCCGAGCAAGAAGCTGGCTTCTCTGCTGGTGGTGAGTTTCAAGGTATGAAGCCAGCAGCTCAAGCCAAAGCAGCACCTGCACCTGTCGTTGAAGACGATGAAATGTTTTAAGGAGAAACGTAAATGAACAATATGCAAATTCGTTTTGAAGCCATTGCATTGGCTTTGCGCTCTGTGCCTCAAGGCACATCCTTGGAATATGTCCAAGTGATTGCAGAGACTATCTACGCCTTTGTCATTAAAGAGCAAAGCGCACCTGAGACGCCACCTCAGTAACAAAAGGAAATCGCGGGGCAGCATCACGCTGTCCCGCTTTTTTTTCCTCTATGGAAAACACACAAGAATTTTGGTCGTTGCTGCTGATTGCATTGGCTCAAAGGGTCTATGAATTGGAGCAACGGGTTGAAGAATTAGAACAAGGACAAGAATGCAAGCCGAGCAAATAGCAAAAGCGTTAGGCAACGCAAAGAAAACAGGAGGCGGGTGGCTTGCAAGCTGCCCACTACCCACTCACGGGCAAGGTAACGGTGACAAGAATCCTAGTCTGTCTATCTCTGACGGTGAGGACGGTAAGCCGCTGTTCAAGTGTCACGGTGGGTGCGACCAGCAGGATGTCTTTGAGGCGATCAGGGACTTTGGGCTACTGCCAGACTTGGAGCCTCGAGCTGAACCACTAAGCCAACTCAAACCATTACCGCAAGCACCTACGCTGGAGCAGGAGTGGCACTACACCGACGAGGACGGGGTGACGCAGTTCATCAAGCAGCGTTACAAGACCTCGGACGCCAAGGGAAAGACTTACAAACTGCTTAAGGTCGATGACCAAGGCAGACGTCACGCCACGATGCTCGGAGCAAACATCGTCCCGTACAACCTGCCGGCGCTGGAAGAAGCCAGAGAACAGAACAGGGTGGTCTTCCTGTGCGAAGGCGAGAAGGCAGCGGATGCCTTGAACTCAATAGGCATGACAGCCACAACGACACACGCTGGCGCTGGAAGTTTCCCCGAAGATGCAATCCAGTACTTCGTGAACCTCAACGTGGTCATCGTCCCTGACTGCGACAAGGTGGGTTGGGAGTACGCGAAGAAAGCCACCAAAGCCATCAAGACGATAGCCAAGTCCATCAGGACTCTGGACCTTGAACTAGAAAACAAGGAAGACGCTTACGAGTACGTCCACAACTACCAAGGCACGAAGAACAAGCTCACAGACCTAGTCAAGCAGTACGCTGTAAAAGTCACGAACGAAGATGAGATAACCATTCCTGAACGCTTCCAAGACGCAGAGCAAAATACAACAGAGCCTGACGCGCAAGAGGAAATCCAGCCGCAACGCAAAGGCTTCCTCATCGAGGCATGGGATGACATCAAGGACGAGCCTGTGGATTGGCTCATTGAAGGCGTCATCCCTAAGAAAGCATTTGTCGCGCTCTACGCGCCACCAGCCAGCTTCAAATCCTTTGTAGCGCTAGACATTGCCGAGTGCATCGCCACGACCAGACCATTCCTCGGCAAGGAAGTCAAGCAGCAAGGCGCGGTCCTGTACATCGCTGGTGAAGGTCACGGCGGTATCGGGGCGCGTATCAAGGCGCTCAAACTGCACCACGACACGCCACAAGGCGCGCAAATCTATTTCCTGAGAAAGCAAGTCAACCTCAGATCAAGCCAGCAGGACATTCAGGACTTGGTGCAAGCCATTGACGAAATCCAGTCAATTCAGGACATCAAGTTCCAGCTCATCGTCATCGACACACTAGCCAGAGCCTTTGGCGGTGGCAATGAGAACGCGAGCGAGGACATGGGAGCCTTCATTACAGCCGCTGGCACGCTGCAAGGCAGATACGAATGCGCGTTACTGGTAGTCCACCACGCAGGTAAGGACGCGACCAAAGGACTCAGGGGTCACAGTTCCCTGCTTGGCGCGGTAGACACCGAGCTGGAGATCATAAGAATCGAGGACGCGCCCAAAGGAATCCTGCACATTAGCAAGCAAAAGGACGGGGAAGACGGGCAGCGTATGGGCTTCCAAATGGTCACGGTGGACATTGGAACGTCAGCTTTAGGCTTTGAGGAGGTGACCAGTTTGGCGTTGGAACTCGATCAGGATATGGACATAAACCAACAAAGAACGAAGCCAACGCCACCAAATCGGGCAGGTCTTGGACACAACAATCAGCTCGCTTTGAAGGCTTTGCATCAAGCTATTAAGAAGTTCGGAGCGATGGAAAACATCGACGGTAAACGCAATAAGTGCATCAAGGTGGACCAATGGAGGGATGAATTTAAGGCGATTACTGGCAACGATACCGATGCTCAAGCCTTCAAAAAGCTCTGGTGGCGGGTCAAGACGCAGCTCACATCAGCAAAAAAAGTAGAACTTCATGGTGACTGGTGTTGGGCGGTATTTGATGACCACGATCAAAAAGATGGTGAGTTTGGAAAGGTAATTCCAATCAAATAAGGTGGACATATGGTCTACATATGTGGACAAATGGAGACTCCATATGTAGACGACAAAACGGTCTACTTATGGGGTGCGGGTCTATATACCGCACCCATAAGTGGACCATGTGACCGTGAAAAGTGACCTATTTTGTAAAGAAACTGTAAGGAAAGAAAAATGCAAAAAAAGCTGAGTAAATCGTTGCGGAAGATCGAGCAACCGAGTTTCCCGTCAGACCCGTTTGAGTTGGTCATGCGATCAAAGTTGCTGGAACTTCGGACGGTGAAGAATAACCATGAGAAACGGTGGGGTATTAATCGAGTCATCGAGTTGGTGGATTCGGAGTTCAGGGTTAAGTTCTGGAAACAGTCCGAAAGAATCTTCGAGGCTCAAAAGGCACGCGACGAGCTGCGGTTCGAAAAAGCAGTCAACGGGATGATGAAGGCTTACGCAGCACTAGACCGTTGGGCTGAAGAAAACCAGATCGGCGTGCCAGAGATTAAAGCCTGTGAACTGCAAATGCAGGACGGCTCGGTCATGGTGGTAGTCGAGACTCAGCACGATGCCGAGCTGTACCAGCAGTTCAGACCCGATGTGCAGAATCGCCATATCTGGACGATGCAAGAGCTTGAGGTCATCATGGACGCGCCAGTCATCAAAGAAACCATGAAAATTAAGGCTCTGCATCCAACTGCACAGCTTGTGAAGCTGGACAAAGACCCGACACCGTTTCCTGATGGCGGGTTGACAGGCATTGATGACATGAAATCGGATGATCTTGGTGCTTCTGACTTGAAGAAGGTGTTTGATACTTCTAAAATTGGCAAGAAGGTAGCTAATCGGTCGTTGGAGGCGTTTTAATGAGTTGGGAATACCGAGGTAGCATGAATGTATAAAAATCGCTTGGAGGGCGTTTAAATGGCTGGAAACAAAAAAAAGAATGCAGACCTAGTTTTGCTGGACTCGCTGCCACGCGATCAAGTCCAAAACCTTTTCGAGGCAGGGATGAGCGAGACGCGCATTTGCATGAAGCTCGGGATTGGGAAGAAAGCGCTCACGGAATGGCTTGATCGCCCAGAGCAGGACGGCTTCCTCTCACGCGTACGCGCACGAGCCGCTGACGAATTAGTAGGACAAATGATTGAAATAGCTGATGAAACTGACTACCAAGAAGTTAACAAAGCAAGGCTCAGAGTCCAAACGCGCCAATGGGTCGCGGAGCGCTGGAATCCTGCTGCATACGCGCAGAACAAGACGCCAAGCGTGCAGGTGAACCTGTCTGGCATGAGGTTGGATGCGTTGCGTCACATCGAGGTCATTGAGGAAGTATCCACAGACCAAAAGAGCTAAGTTGTTCAGGTTATCCACAGACGCATGGCAAGTGTTGCGTATAAGCTACAAAAGTCATGTATGACCTGTGGATAAGCGTAGAGAAACTTTACATAATGAATGTTGTATCAAATCGTTGAGCACTTCGGTATTCATTTCGGCGCTCGACCCCCCCCTTCGATCTGGCTGGCGGGGGCGGCGTGACAATGACAGCCCCAGAAACACGCGCCCTAGTCCAAAGGACAAAGCGCACCTTTTGCTTGACAAAGCGCACCCCCCCCACTACCACCCACCACGAAAAGCGCATCCCTAAAAAATTTCCCATAAAAATCTGAAACAATCTGCACATGACAACAGAATCAACTGACAAGAAAATCAAATTACATCCTGATGTGCAGGAGCGTGTAGACAAGGCGCATCAGAAGAAGTTGGATTCCTTAGCGGCGAACCCGTTTGTGCAGTTCGTGACGCGCTACAAGAATCATCCTGTGCTTTTTGTGAAGGAGGTCCTGAACACGAACCCTGACCCTTGGCAAGAGCAAATGCTGAATCATATTGCGTCAGGCAAGCGAAGAATCTCTGTCAGGTCAGGTCACGGCGTTGGGAAGTCTACTGGCGCGTCATGGGCAATCATTTGGTATCTGTTGCTGCGTTACCCCGTCAAGGTTGTGGTCACGGCTCCAACGTCCAGCCAGCTGTATGACGCCTTGTTCGCTGAACTTAAGAGGTGGGTGAAAGAACTGCCACCAACATTGCGGGACATGCTGGAGGTCAAGCAAGACCGCATCGAGGTCAAGGAAGCTGCTACCGAGGCATTCGTGTCAGCGCGTACGTCGAGGGCTGAGCAGCCTGAAGCCTTGCAGGGTGTGCACTCTGACAACGTGATGCTGGTGGCTGATGAGGCTTCGGGTATTCCTGAGCAGGTGTTCGAGGCTGCGGCTGGTTCTATGTCAGGGCATAACGCTGTGACGCTTTTGCTTGGCAACCCTGTCAGGTCATCTGGTTTCTTCTACGACACGCAAAACCGTTTGGCAAATGACTGGGTGACGATGAAGGTGTCGTGCGTGGACTCACCTCGGGTCAGCGAGGCTTACATCGAGGAAATGAAGGCTCGTTATGGTGAGGAGTCCAATGCTTACAGGATTCGGGTACTTGGCGAGTTTCCGAGGTCGGACGATGACACGATCATTCCAATGGAGCTGCTGGAACTTGCCAAGCACCGAGAGGTTGAGACTTCGCCTTACGCGAAGCTGATCTGGGGTTTGGACGTTGCGCGGTTTGGTGGTGACAGGTCAGCGTTGAGTAAGCGTCAGGGTAATGCTCTTATTGAGCCGACCAAGGTTTGGAAGAATTTGGACTTGATGCAACTGACTGGTGCTGTGGTGGCTGAGTGGGAGGCTTTGACGCCTTCGCAGCGCCCACATGAGATTTTGGTGGACTCTATTGGTTTGGGCGCTGGCGTGGTTGATCGTTTGCGGGAGCTGGGTTTACCTGTTCGCGGGATTAATGTGTCCGAGAGTCCTGCAATGGGGACTACCTATAAGAACCTGCGTGCCGAGCTTTGGTACAAGACCAAGGCGTGGTTCGAGGCAAGGGATTGCAGGATTCCTGCTGACGAAGAGCTGGTGGCTGAACTGGCTACTGTCAGGTACTTCTTCACGTCGAACGGGAAGATGCAGATTGAGTCCAAGGACGATATTCGTAAGCGTGGTCTGAAGTCGCCTGACAAGGCAGACAGCTTCGTTCTAACCTTCGCAAGTGACGCCACCGTTGGGATGTTTGGTTCTGCTGTGTCCACGAAGTGGTCGCAGCCGTTGCGTAGAAACCTATCGCGGGTTGCATAATTGCGCTTGTCAATTTGTTTTGAAGGGGTATCTTATGAAGATGACAAAGGCTGAGAAGAAGATTGGCTCTGTAATGAAAGAATTTAAATCTGGCAAGCTGCACTCAGGTGCAGGTGGCAAGGTTGTGAAGAACCCTAAGCAAGCAATTGCGATTGCGTTGTCCGAGGCTGGTAAGTCCTTGCCTTCGCGTGGTCAGCGTACCGCTAAGAACAAGGCTAAGAAATGAAACAAGGTCTTTACGCGAATATTCATGCCAAGCAAAAGCGCATCGCGGCTGGCTCTGGCGAGAAGATGAACCGTGTCGGCTCCAAAACTGCACCGTCTGCTGCTGACTTCAAGGCTGCTGCGAAGACAGCTAAGAAGCCAAAGGGTAAGAAATGAAGACCCCTGTTTGGCAGCGTGCCGAAGGCAAGAGCAAGACAGGTGGGTTGAACGCCAAGGGTCGTGCTTCTGCCAAGGCTGAAGGCATGAACCTGAAAGCTCCAGTCAAGTCAGGCGACAACCCTAGACGCGCCAGCTTCTTGGCTCGTATGGGCAACATGGCAGGTCCAGAGTACAAAGACGGTGAAAAGACCCGTTTGCTTCTGAGTCTTAACGCTTGGGGCGCGTCCAGCAAGGCTGACGCTCGCGCCAAGGCAAAGGCGATCTCTGCGCGTAACAAGGCTAAAAAGTGATTCCTATTTGCATTGCCACGGTTCATGGCAAGGGTTTGCCTGTTTTGTTGGAGAGCATCAAGCAATACGCGCCAGAGGCGTTTATTTACTTGCGTGGACCTGAGCGCGTCATTGGTGGTTACGACAACTGCCGTTTGATCTTTGGCGAGCCGAGGAACTTTGGCGATGACTACAACGAAGTCATAGATGACGCCTTGAAGTACCACCAAGGCTGCATCGTCTGCAATGACGATGTGGTCTTGACGCCTTCTAGTTATGAGCGATTGCTGGAGGATGTAGAGATTATTAAGGAGCTTGTGCCTGATGTTGGTTGGGTGGCTGCGCGTAGCGATTCAGTCAGGGCAGCGCAGAACATTAGGTATAACCCTGATGGCGACCCACTTTGTATGAATCGCTTTAAGTCAGAGTCGTTCATTCGTGAGGCGGGTGTGATTGCACCGATCTTTGCTTACATCTCGCGTGAGGCGTGGCAGATTGGTCGGTTTGGACCTTTGAACTGGTACTCGGACGATGTGTCCTGCTTTGACTTGAATCGTCGCGGGTACTGTCATTTTGTTTCTTCTGCGTATGTGCATCACGTTGGAAGCCAGACCGTTGGCTCTGACGTTGAGGCTTTGAATGCACAGGCGCGACCTTGGATTGAGGCTAACCGTCCTGAATATGTCGCAGAGTTCTTTGGTTCTTAACTTAGGGTCTGGGCGCGATTGGCGCGAAGACTGCATCAACGCTGACATCCAGCGCACAGTCAAGTCTGATTGGTGGCTTGACATTCAGAATGTGCATTGGGGTGAGGTGCTTTCGACTCGTCTTGGAGAGTTTCCTATCAAGCGCGGGATGTTTGACAAGATCATTGCCAACGATGTGCTCGAGCATGTGCCTGATTTGGTCAAGTGCATGACCAACTGCAAGGAGCTGCTGTCTGATGGTGGCGAGATGCACATTCATGTGCCTTATGACCTGTCCCGTGGTGCTTGGCAAGACCCTACGCATGTGCGTGCATTTAATGAGATGTCGTGGGCTTATTACACCGACTGGCATTGGTATTTAGGTTGGGAAGATCGGTTTTTCTTGCAGCACATGGAATTTCGTCTCTCAAAGTACGGGGAAAGCCTAAAATTGCCGCAAGATGAGATTTTGAGGATGCCGAGGGCGGTGGACTCTATGTTTGTGATTCTGCAAAAGGGCAAAAAATGAATCCTTTACTTGAAAAGATTGAAGAGACGCTGGAAGACCAACTGGAGTCGGCTGACCCTGAGAGCGAAGAAAACGCGCCTAATAAGATGGATGACATCGAGCTTGAGGCAATGATGGGTCAAGAGATCACAGACGCTGTGTCCTACATCGACTCCGACTTGTCTCCTATTCGAGCTCGCGGGACTGAGTATTACCGTGGCGACCCGTTTGGCAATGAGGAAGATGGTCGCTCACAGGTCGTGGCTATGGAAGTGCGCGACACCGTGTCTGCGATGCTGCCTTCCCTGATGCGTATTTTCTTCAGCACCGAGAACGTGGTCGAGTTCGTGCCTCGCGGTCCAGAGGATGTGAAAAACGCGCAACAGGCTACTGACTACGCAAACTATGTGTTTCAAAACGACAACAACGGCTTTATGGTGGCTTACGCCACATTCAAAGACGCTTTGGTTCGCAAATGCGGCATTGTGAAGTGTTGGGTTGAAGAGACTGAATCTGTAAGGATTGAGGAATATTCAGGTCTGGATGACCAAACCTTGCAGATTCTGATGCAAGAGCCTGAAGCCGAGACACAGATTGTGGTGTCCTACCCTGATGATTCGATGCAGGGCGCGATGCTGATTGACCCAATGACGGGCGAGCCTTTGCCACCTCCAATGCTGCACGATGTGCAGATCAAGCGCAAGGTGGTGGACAAGAAGATCAACGTGGCTTGCTTGCCACCTGAAGAGTTGCTGCTGTCGCGTCAGGCGATGTCTTTCCAAGACGCGCCTTTCATTGGTCATCGCAAGATGGCTACCGTTGCCGAGTTGATTGGCATGGGTTACGACGAAGACGAGGTGCTTGAGTACGTTGGCGGCTCTGACTTGAACGACAACGAAGAGGCTTTGGCGCGCCAGCCTTTGAACAACCAGCAGTATTTGACCGAAAGCGCAAACCCAATGATGCAGCGCGTGCTGTATGTTGAGGGTTACGCCAAGGTTGACTATGACGGTGACGGTATCCCTGAGCTTCGTAAGATGTGCTTTATGGGGTCTGGCTACAAGATGGTTCGCAACCTGACAGCCTCTTACATCCCGTTTATTGAGTTCCCATGCGACCCTGAGCCACATACATCGCCTCTGGAAGCGCAGTCAATCTTTGACATTACGCACGACCTGCAAGAGATCAAGTCCGAGGTGATGCGTAACACGCTGGACTCGCTGGCGCAGTCGATTCACCCACGCACCGTGATTGTTGAGGGTCAGGTCAATATTGATGACGCCTTGAACAATGAGACGGGTGCAATCATTCGCGCTCGCGCTGCTGGCATGGTTCAGCCTTTGGTGACGCCTTTCGTTGGTCAGGCTGCTTTCCCTGTGCTGGACTACATCGACCAGATCAAGGAAGACCGTACAGGCATGAGCAAGGCTGCGATGGGCTTGAATGCTGACGCCTTGCAGTCGGCTACCAAGGCTGCTGTAAATGCCACGATCAGCGCGTCTCAAGGTCGCATTGAGCTGACAGCTCGTTTGATGGCTGAGGGCATGAAGAATCTGTTTAAGACCATTCTGTTCTTGGTCACGACTCATCAGGACAAGCCACGCATGATTCGTTTGCGTAACGAGTGGGTGCAGATCGACCCACGCGCTTGGGATGCCTCGATGGACGTCACGGTCAATATTGCCTTGGGCAATGGTGATGTGAACGAGAAAATCGCCACCTTGACTCAGATTGCAGCCAAGCAAGAGGCGATTCTGAACCAGTACGGCTTAGAGAACCCTGTGGTGTCTGCACAGCAATATGTGCGTACCTTGCGTAAGGTTGTTGAGTTGTCAGGTATGAAGGACGCTTCGGCTTACTTCAGCGACATCCCTGATGGTTGGAAGCCACCAGCCAAGCAAGACAAGCCAACGCCAGAGCAGGTGCTGGCTCAGGTTCAGGCTGAGTCGATCAAGGCTGACATACAGAAGAAGGCTGCTGACCTTGAGTTGCAGCGCGAGAAGATGATTCGTGACGATGATTTCCGCAGAGATCAAATGAATCAGGATTACTTGCTCAAGAAGTATGAGCTTGAGTTAAAGTATCAGACACAGATTGACTCGGCGCAGATTGCGGCGATGCAAGCTGTGGACAGAGAGGCTGTGAAGCAGGAAGGCATGTTGCAACAGCAAGCCATTCAAGCAGCACAGCAGCAACCCATCAACCCACAAGGAATGGTCTTTTAAGTGAACAACGAAGAAACTGTGCGTAAGGGTAAGAAGGCTGAGGAGCTGGTTCAAAATGAAGCCTTCTCTTTAGCCCTTCAGAAAATGGAGAACGATGCCGTCTGGCTTTGGAAGGATACGAAGCCAGAGGACAGCGTGAAACGGGAACATGCGTGGCACATGCTGCGTGCGATTGAGGCGTTTCGTCTTGAGCTGACCAAGCTCATGGACAACGGCAAAGTCGCGCAGCGTGAAATCCAGCGTGCTCAGAAATCACAATAAGGAATCTTGGAAATGTCAGGAAATACCGCCAATCCGCAAGGAAGCGTCCAAACAGGACCAATGACGTTGACTGATGCAGTCGGCGTGCTCGACCAAATGTTGCTGCCTATGGACGGAGAACAGCCAGCAGAGGAAGAGACGCAGTTAGAGGAGAGCGAGGAGCTTGAATCTGCGGCTTCTGAGGAAGAATCATCAGAATTGCAAGACGAAGAGTCTGATGAGGAAACCAAAGAGGAACAGTCTGAAGAAAGTGAAGAGCCTGAAGAGGAAGAACAGCCACAGGTCTACACCGTCAAGGTTGACGGTAAAGAGATCGAGGTGACGCTGGACGAACTCCAGAAGGGTTATTCAAGGACTCAGGACTACACACGAAAGACGCAACAGGTTGCAGAAATCCGCAAACAAGTGGAAGCTGAGACTGCTGCGATTCGTGCCGAGCGTGAACAGTACGCTCAATTGTTGGGAGCATTGCAACAACAACTTGAGTCAGCTAATGAGCCGCAGGTCGATTTGGAACGTCTTTACAACGAAGACCCAATCGAGTGGGTTCGTCAGCGAGAGTTGATGCGTGACAAACAAGAGAAGTTAGCGGCTATCCAGTCGGAGAAGCAGCGACTTGCTCAATTGACGCAGCAACAACGTGCAGAGGAAATGAAGGCAACACTTGCTAAAGAGCAAGAGGCTTTGATTGCCGCTGTACCTGAATGGAAAGACCCGAAGAAAGCCAAAGCTGAAAAGCAGATGCTTATCGAGTTCGGTCAAAAGATCGGCTATTCAGAAGATGAACTCAAGAACGTGTTTGACCATCGGGCAGTATTGACGTTGCGTAAAGCAGCGTTGTACGACCAGATGATGTCCAAGCGTGGACAGATCAAACCAGTTGTGAACAATGGTCCTCGACCAGCCAAGCCTAGTGCAGCAGGTCGTGTCTCCACAACAAATGAAGCTACTCGCGCAAAACAGCGTCTTGCAAAAACTGGTCGCGTCGACGATGCGGCTTCCGCAATTGCACTTCTTTTGAAATGAGGCACTTAAATGGCTATCGTAACTAACACCTTTACTACCTTTGACGCCAAAGGTATTCGTGAAGACCTTTCTAACGTCATTACTAACATTGCTCCTGAAGAAACTCCCTTCATGAGCAACATCGGTCGCGAGTCGATCAGCAACTCTTTGTACGAGTGGCAAACCGACACATTGGCTGCTGCCGCTGCTAACAAGCAGTTGGAAGGCGATGATGTGACATCGTTTGACGCTGTGACTGCTACTGTGCGTTTGCAAAACTACGCTCAGATCAGCCGCAAGACCATCGTTTTGTCTGCTACTGAAGAAGTGGTGAACAAGGCTGGTCGTCGTAGCGAATTGGCTTACCAGATCGCCAAGCGCGGCTCTGAGTTGAAGCGTGACCAAGAGTTCACCATGTTGAACGGTGCTGTGGCTGCCGCTGGCAACACAACTACTGCTCGCGGTACTGCTTCGTTGCAAGCCTTCATCAAGACCAACTACGACATGCAGACCAACGGTGCGAACCCTTCGTACACCACTCTGCCTAACAGCGCTCGTACAGACGGCAACGTGCGTACCTTCACAGAAACCATCTTGAAGAACGTGATTCAACAAGTGTGGACTGCTGGCGGTACACCAAAAATCTTGATGACTGGTCCAGTCAACAAGCAGCGCGTTTCTGGCTTCTCTGGCATCGCTTCTTCACGTTTCAACATCGACGGTGGCGCACGTCCTGCAACCATCATCGGTGCTGCTGACATCTATGTGTCAGACTTCGGTAACGTGCAAGTTGTGCCTAACCGCTTCCAGCGCGAGCGTGACGCTTTCGTGATCGACCCAGATTACGCTAAGTTGATGACTCTGCGTCCTTACCAACAAGTTGAGTTGGCTAAGACTGGTGACGCTGAGAAGCGTATGCTGATCGTTGAATGGGGTCTGAAAGTGACCGCTGAAAACGCTCACGGTATCTGCGCTGACTTGATTACTTCTTAATCAAACCAAGGAGAGGGTCTGGGGAAACTCAGACCCTTTTTTACATGACCGAAAAGAAACTATTTGATAAAGATGATGCTCTAGGCATCACAAGAATCTGGCACTACGACCCAGAAACAGATAAAGCAACGATTGAGACGCGACAAGATGTGTCTGCAATCATTGAAGAGAATAAAAGCGAGTACGCCCAAATTGATGAGCGTGCTCGATGGGGTGAGTGGACTAAGGTTGCCAGCATTCCAATGAGCATCTATTACCAGCTCAAGCGAGAGGGTAAGTTGGATGATGAAGCCTATATGAAGCGCTGGCTAAATGACCCTGATAACAAGTATTTCAGAACCAGATCGGGGGAAGTATGAGCCAGCCAGATATTAACTACATTGCTGTCTGCACACCAGCGCGTGACATGGTTCATGCAAATTACACCTTTTGCCTTGTCAACATGGTGGCATTCCACACCATCAACACGATGGATGCTGTTGCCTTGAAGATCAACCAAGGCACATTGATTCAGAACCAGCGTGCCGACCTGTGCCTTGAGGCTATGGGTGAAGGCTGCTCTCATGTGCTGTTTATTGATTCAGATATGACATTCCCGCAGGACATGCTTGGTCGTTTATTGGTTCACGACAAGGACATCGTGGCCACCAACTGCGCTCGTCGCAGGATGCCGACAGGTCCAACAGCTCAGAAGACTTTGCCTGATGGGTCGCGTGAACTGATTTACACAATGCCTGAATCCACAGGTTTAGAAGAGGTCGAGTCAATTGGCATGGGTGTCATGCTAATCAAGCGCAATGTGTTTGAGTCGTTAACTGAACCGTGGTTTGAGACTCCTTGGCGCACCGACAAGCGTGGCTACATTGGTGAGGATGTTTTCTTCTGTCGCAAAGCACAGGCTGCTGGCTTTAAAATTTACATAGACCACGATGTTTCCAAAGAGATTGGACACATTGGGACGTTTGAATTTAAGCACGATCACACATGGGTAATGCGTGATCTTGAGAAGGCTAAAGAGGCAAGTTGATGGCACTCAGCACATATTCAGAATTGAAGACATCGGTTGCAGACTGGCTTAATCGCTCAGACCTGACTTCTGCTGTGCCTGACTTTATTTCGTTGGCTGAGGCTCAAGTCGAGCGCAGACTACGCACACGACAAATGATTGTGCGTGCCACAGCCACTATTGACTCTGAATATAGTGCTGTTCCATCAGACTTCCTTGAGGCTCGCACCCTGAAGTTAAACACGAACCCTGTCACTCCTTTGCAGTTTGAGACTATCGACTCATTGGATGACTTAAGCACGCAATATCTATCTGCTGGCAAGCCACGGTTCTTCTCAATCGTTGGTGGTCAGATCAGGACTGTGCCGATTGCTGATTCGTCTTACACGGCTGAGTTGGTCTATTACGCCAAACTGAGCAAGCTGTCAGACAGCAACACGACAAACTGGTTGCTGACTGCTTCCCCTGACATTTACCTGTATGGTGCTTTGATGCAAGCCGCGCCATATCTCAAGGATGATGCGAGAATTGGCACATGGTCGCAAATGTATTTGACTGCTTTGCAAGACCTGCAAACTGCTGATGATCGTGGTTCCACATCTGGTGGTGCTTTGATTGCGAGAGCAAGAACTTTAGGATAAGGAAAAGACATGTCATCTTTTAGTGATTACACCGAGAACCTAGTTCTCAATTGGCTATTTACAACAAACTCTGCAACCCGTCCAACTGCTTGGTACGTTGGTTTGTTTACCGCTGCACCGTCTGACACAGGTGGCGGTACTGAGGTTTCTGGTAACGGTTATGCGCGTGTTGCAACAGGCACGATCAGCGTCTCTGGTACTGACACATTGGCAACCAATGCGGCTGCAATTGAGTTTGCCGCTGCCTCTGGTGGTAACTGGGGAACCATCACCCACGCTGCTATCTTTGATGCTTCTAGTTCAGGCAACATGCTGGCTTGGGCGCAGTTGACTACATCACGCACCATCAATGATGGCGATGTGTTCCGCATTCCTGCTGGCAGCTTGGACATCACCTTGACCTAATCATGGCTGCATACGGCTCTGGCTATTATGGCGGGGGCAATTACTCCTACGGGGTAAGCCTTGGAGCCTTAACAATCTCTGACACCAGCTCGGTGTCTATTGCTGGAACTCGCGTCTGTATAGGCGCGATTGCCATTTCTGACACCAGCACAGTTGCAGTTGCAGCTAATGTCATTAAGGAAAGTGGCTTCTCTGTTTCTGCAAGCAGCTCATGCGCTGTTGCAGGTCAGCGTCTGACTGACGCATCTCTAAGCATCACCGACACAAGTTCAGTCTCTATTGCTGGATTGCGCTATGCGATTGGCGCTGTGGCGATTAGTGACGCAAGCACCGTTGCTATTGCTGGCACTAGGGTGGCTGTTGGCGCGTTTGCTATTTCTGACACCAGCGAGATGGCGGTTAACGGTGTGCGTGTTGCCTTTGTTTCTGCAACCGTTGCATCTGAAGCTGTGATGACCGTTGGCTCACAGGTCATTGTCAACCAGCCTGTGACGATTGAGGCAAGCAGTTCGGTGGTGATTGATGGTGTCAGGGTGCAGTTTGGCGCTTTTGATATTTCGTCTCAATCTTCTGTTGTCATCAATGGCGTTAAAAAATGGGAAAATGAGAGCGATACATCCGAAACGTGGACACCTCAAGAGGACACATCGGAGTCTTGGACGGTTACTGCTGATACGAGCGTGGAATGGTCGGATGAGTCCGATACTCCAGAGACTTGGACACCAGTTTCTGCAAATAGCAAATCTTGGCAAATTGCCGCAACGAGGTAATACACATGGCAGATACCACAACCACAAACCTATCCCTAACCAAACCAGAGGTCGGTGCTTCAACGGACTCGTGGGGGACAAAACTCAACACAGACCTAGACACCATTGATGCCTTGTTTAAAGCAGATGGAACTGGCACAAGTGTTGGCTTGCACGTTGGCACAGGTAAGACTGCTGCATTTCACGATGGTTCAGCATCTGCTCCAACAATCTCGCATGAAGGTGATGCAAACACAGGTATCTTCTTCCCTGCTGCTGATACTGTTGCGTTGACAACAGGTGGAACTGAGAGGGCTAGGGTAGATTCTTCTGGCAACCTCGGCCTCGGTGTGACTCCGAGTGCGTGGAGTGGTGTTAAAGCTATTGAAATGACTTCTGCTGGATGTAGTGTCTTTTCTTTTGGCTCTACTGATATTCGTTCTACTGGTAACGCATACTTCAACGGCACAAATTGGAAGTACGGTTCCACCAACACAGCGTCAATGTACGCACAGAACAGCGGCGTTCACTACTGGTATACGGCTGCAAGTGGGTCTGCTGGTGCGAACATCACTTGGACTCAGGCGATGACGCTTGATGCTAGTGGGAATTTGGGTATTGGTAGCACAGCCCCAAGCACCGATGGCGTATCTGGATATGCCAACCTTGTTATCGGCAACAGCTCTACGTCTGCTGCTGGCATAACGATGCGAACAAATAACTCTGGTGCTACAACTCAGGGTGTTATTTGGGCAAGAGGAACTGGCGGTGCAAACGGTTTTGTTAAGTACGACCATTATTACGATGCTTTGACATTTGGTACATCAAGTGCAGAACGTGCCCGTATCGACTCCAGCGGTAACTTGCTGGTGGGGACTACGAGTGGTGGCGGTTCTACAACAAGAGTTTCTATTGTTAATACATCAGGTAACGCAAACAACCCTGTAATGTATTTGAAAGCAAATGCCACATCTGTTGCTACAACGATGCTTGGGTTCTATGACGGCTCAGACACTTTCCAAGGTCAGATTTATTGTGATGTAAGTAACAACACAACAGTCTATTCCACATCTTCTGACTATCGGATGAAGAACATTGAAGGCCCATTAACTGGCGCTAAAGACTTCATCATGGCATTGCAACCAAAGCAAGGCACATGGAAATCAAGCGGGGCTAAGTTTGTTGGTTTTGTGGCTCATGAGTTTCAAGAAGTTAGCCCAACATCAGTTATGGGCGAAAAAGATGCTGTTGATGAAGATGGAAAACCTATTTATCAATCAATGCAAGCATCTAGCCCTGAAGTAATGGCAAACCTTGTGGCTTTAATCCAAGAACAACAAGCCTTGATTACATCTTTGACAGCCCGTATCACAGCATTGGAGCAAGCATGAGCGCTATAACTTGGACAATCAACAACCTAGAACGTCAAACCTCTGATGGTTTGGTTTACAACATCCATTGGAGTGCAACAGCAGTAGATGGAGACTATTCAGCCTCTATCGTTAACACACAAGCCCTAGAGCGTGGTGACTCTTTCGTTAACTACGACACCCTGACACAAGAGACTGTATTGGGATGGTTGTGGGGTAAGGTAGATAAAGCCACCGTAGAGGCTGCTTTAGAGGCTCAG